GCTTTTGTAGTGTCACTTTTTAACTGTTAAAATGTATCTGAAGGTTTCTAACCAACTTTCTGTGTTTTTCGTAATCCCGTGTTGGATGTTGTCTTGCTGGAGCATTAACATAAATGCTGTTGCATTTAACTGCTGGCAGGGCGATCCTAGGACATCTAATATAATACTAATCTGGGTGTCAGACAACTGTGGCTTCATAAGATTCATCAGTCCGTAGTTTTGATCTACGACGTGCTTACGTTCTAGGATCTTTGCAAGAATCTTAGTCTTCTGCACACCCTCCTCACACACCTCGTAAACGTAGTCTAGGTCGGTGTTAGGGATAGTGGCGAGGTTCGGGAAATGTTTGAGGACACCCTTTATTCCTAGCCCCTTAACACCTTGTAGGTTATCGGAATTATCTCCTAGCAATGATTTTACAATCAAGTAATTGCTTGGGAGAACACCCTGCTCTTCTAGCACCTCCGCAGGTCCATAGTTTTTCTTCTTTATAGGAGAGTGAACCTGTACGTTATCGTTAACAACCTGCATGAAGTCCTTATCCGAAGACACGATCGTAACTTTACTATCGCTAAATTCCTTAGCTATAAAAGCAATCACGTCATCGGCCTCTACCTTATTGATTGCAAGCAGGTCTACCGGTAACATATGCAGGTATTCAACCAGCCTCTCGATCTGTGCGGACATAGAAGCGTACTCCTGATCCTTGTTGTCGTACATCTCCCAGTTAGTAATCCGGCTGAGATTCCGATTAGCCTTATAGTCTGAGTTGACTATCTTCCGGGAGGCCGAAGAACCGGGTCCATCAAAGACAATTATAATCCTGGTAGGATCGAAAGTCCTGACTAGGAATCCTAAGCTCTTAAGGAACCCAACAAGACCCCCGACATGGGAGCCTTGCGGATTCATAAGATTGATCATCGTGAAATTCCTTATAAAGGTATTCATCGCGTCGATAACTAGGATGTTATCGTTGAGTCTTCTGGGTTCCGATACCTGGATCTTAGCCAGTATATCGTCGTACTTACCCATTACACTTCCATGTTAAGGTCGAACTCTATTCCGATGTCTCGGATGTCCTCTTCCATACTACCTTCCTCCACCAGCACAAAGTCGGTTGAACCGAGGGTCGTGAGCCAGTAATCGGAATGTTGCTTTTTATAGTTATCGATTGCTTTCTTATCGTCTTCCAGGAAGCCGTGAGTAGTCATGACAATCGCACCTCGGGTAGTAATACCGTTGATGTGGTTCTTGTCTACCTGGATCTTGGTACGCTTGGCAAATTCTACCTGCTTGCCTCCTTTGATAGCCTTGATCTTGCTAGTACCGGAGTTAGTGATGTTACCAAAAGTAATTACCAGGGTAGCATCATACCACATCGCCATACCGCCTTTGTTCTGAAGCTTGGGCTGTTCCATCGGCATGCCGGGTTTCATAGTCCAGACCTTGTTGATAGCAACTAGAGTGTTGGTGTAAGGCTGACCTTCCTTCCTAGATAGGAGGATTTTCTGGTTAACGTTATTACCGAACTGGGTGCTCATAGCGCCGGCATTCCACTCGTTGTTGTTCTTGTTAGAACGGACTGAAAGCTCACATGGTACCGAACCGATTGAATCCCATAGGAATAAAAGGTTGTGGGGTAGGTCGCCTTTCTTCTGCTCATCAATTAGATCGAGAATAAACGTTGATACGTCTTCGATGGTGTTGATGTTGCCTCGGTCAACGTATAGGAAGAAACCTTCGAAGTCAGTGATCTCTCCGGTGTCTTTGTCAGCAACCTCTTGGAATTGCAGACCCATCTCCCGGGCATGCTCCCAGCTCCACTTCATCTCCGTGATAATGAATACCGGAAGTACTCCCATCTTCTGGGCTGCTACTGCAGCCTCTAGTAAGGCGGTAGTCTTTCCGGTATCACTATGACCTCGCAAAAGCGTGATGTGACCTTGAGGGATGCCAGGAATCGATGTGATGTCCTGGAAAGCTTTCGATAGAGGGATCCATTTCTGCTCTTTGAACTTAACGCTAGCAGATGCCAGTCCCTTGTTCTTCTTAAACTTCCCGAGATCGAAGTTATTCTTGATCGCTGCTTGAGCGACTTCAGAAATGCCTTTTTTAGCCATCCTTAGAAAGGTAGGTCGTCAGTATCTTTGAACAGATCGTCGAACTGACTTACTGCGTCTTTCTTCTCTGCGACTACACTCTCAAGAGTAAACGACTGCTTAGGTGCCTGGACGGCAGCAGGAGCTGATTGGATAGGAGCCGGTGCTGATTCTTCAGCAGTCTCTTCCCCGCCTGATAAGTAGCTTTCTAGCTGCTTTTTAATAAAGTTGAAATCGTACTTAGAGAAAGAATCAACAGCTACAGGCTGATTTTTGATCCACGACTCTACTTTTGAGTTATCATCAGACAAAGGAGTCTGCTTAGGACGAATACGTACTGATGTTGATGGGTAAGGGTTGCCTTGGGTTAGTTCCAAAGTCATATCCCATCCGTTGACAACGTCGGTGTAGTCACCGATCTCCTCGTCTTCTGCAAGCTGCAAGAGAGTCTTGTAGACCTCTTTACCGAAGCTCCATAGACGAACTCCTTTGTCTTCTTCACCCCGTACTACTACTGGTGCGAAAACTCGCATCTTAGGAGAGATCTTTCCTGACAGAGACCAGTTGTCTTTGTCGGAAGTCTTACGAAGTTCGTTTACAAAATTAACGATTGGGTCTTGCTCCCCGAAGTTGGTTAGAGCAATCATTGGGTACTTTCCAATACCGTAGTGGAAATACAGCTCCTTAAAAGGGTAGGCTGGATTGTCGAAAGCTGGTACGATTCGGATCTGGTGCTTGCCGAAAGCCGGCTTCCAGAAGATCTTTTCGTAGTCTACTTTTTCGCGTTCTTGACGACCACCACTCTGCATGGCGGACATCTTTTGTTTAATGAGGGATAAATCCATAATAATAAAAACTGATTAATAACTGTTATATAACTAATTTAAGAAAAAAACCTTTACGATCCAACTCAGAGCTCAACTATTTTGTGGAGCCGGGTGTTGATTCGTTTCAGTTCATTACCGCGGGTGAGCAAGATGCAGTTGCGGTAGTCGTTCCAATCTACTCTGTAGTTGGGATCAAGGTACCCGTCATTCAGCTCTTTGATGAGCGTATTAAGGGCGTTGATAGTGTAAAGGGTGTTAGATTCTTTTTTCCGATGAACCAAAATCGTGTTATCTAAAAAGTTAGCAACGTTGTTAAAGTCAACATTATAAGTACAAATAAACTCATCGTTGCTTTTTGCATGAAGTACAAAAATCTTACTGTACAGGATAGTATACCTCTTACTGATGGTAGAGACTAGTTCTTCAAGATGTTCTTCTGTGGTGAAGGTACAGAACAATTTATTACTCATGTCGTCGTTCCAGGTTAGGGTTTCGTTGACGAAGTCATAACCGGGTATAGGTGGGAATTCAACTTCCATTATAAATATAATTTACTAGTCTAAAACTAGATTATTGCCAAATTTAAACTTAACAGGGTATTTTCCTCCCTGTTCTAGGATTTTCTTTAGATTCTCTAACGTCTCTTTACCGTCCTCAAGGAAGAAGTCAAACAAGATAGCATCATAAGTGTATAACGTAACCTTTGTTTTTTTGGCTTGGAGGTATTTTAGCACCTCTTTTAATATAAGAACGTTCCGGCTAGTTTCCAAGCTCTGGATGACGTAATTAAAAAGTTTCTGAGGATTCATATCCTTTAGGGTGCTGTAGAAGGGTTTAGAGGAGATAGGAGCATAGACGACTCCGTTCTCAAGGAACTCCTTCCAGAGCTGGGTTGTGTACATAGATACTTTATCAAAGAATTCGATATGACGCCATTTATCCGGCACCCCTCCGTACATGATCTGGAAGGTGTTGGTCTTGGACTGCTGGTACTCCTCCGGGGTAAGTTCCTGCTTATTGAAGTAGAGCCTGCCTAACTGCAGGTGCACGCTCTCGGAAGTAAACTCGTACCCTAGCTGATCGGCGATAAGTCGGATGTGGTACCCATCAAAGTCAAACTCTACAAATCGTCCACTACGCGGGATAAAGCATTTTCGGTACTCGTCTTTTTTGGGGATCGCGGCGAAGTTAACACTATTAAAGGCAGAAGTAGGACGGCTAGTGGGATTATACAGATTGTAGCTAGTAAAGCAAATGTTATCTGAAATGCTAAATTTTGGATTCGCAGGAGTAAACTTGTCAATAAATTTGTCATAAATAATTCTAATTCCAGATTGTTCAGCTAAGTAAAAAACTCCGGTAGTTAACCGGTTGTAGAACTCCCAGGCCGGTAGCTCCAGTATATAACTATACTCGGTAATGACTTCCTCCAGGGATCTATAATTCCTTTCACACCTCTCAAATAATTTAGAGATAGGGATGATAGAGTTTAGGTCGGGTTTATCCCTGTAGTGATTATAGTACCAGCTTATGACCTGAGGAGGGTTCGGGAGCTCCAGACTCTCGTACTCCGCCATACAGTACATCAGGTTTATATCATTGCAGTTACCGTGAGAGAAATGATATAAGAAACTTTTTTTGCTGTACGTAAAAAGGGTAGTGTACTGGTCTAGGACCTTCTGTACGTCGGTCTTTGAGACGTTAAGACCTTCGGAGTGGTTTATTGGAATAATGTAGCCTGGGTGGTCACCCA